TGATCTTCTCCGAATTTTATGATTTAATACTTGATCAGGTATCTAAAATGTGCTCGATCTTTTTTTCTCAGATAATTAGACCAAGGATGAGAGCGCAAGATGTCAACATTTAGCACAACACTAAGTCCTACACCTTTTGGAATCTTTGACGCTAATACTGATTTTCAGTCTGAAGCTGACAACATGGTGACATTTGTTAAGAGAAAGTTAGGCGATGATGTCCTCTCTGTAGAGCTCACAAAAAAGATGATCTGGGGAAACCTCGAGGAAGCGACGCTTGAGTATGGTTCGATATTGAATCAGTATCAGGCAAAATCTCAGATGCTAACATATCTTGGTTTTACAACAGGATCAGGAGACGAGGCGACAAATAAGATACCTCGTGAAAGCCTGGAATATCTTGCAAGATTTGCTGAGCCATATGCAACTGAAGCTGGAATAGGAGGCTCATACAATCACTATTCAGGATCAATAGATCTTTCTCCTGGAAAGCAAGACTACAATCTTTACACTGATCTTGTGGACTCGGCCGGCGTTACACTTTTCAGCGGAAGTGAAAATTCTTCGCCTAGATCGAAGATGAGAATAATGGAAGTCTTCCATTTCAGCCCGCAGGCTGCTTACAGATTCTTTGATACTACATCAGCGATTAACTACCTGAATAACGCTTTTTCTTTTGAATCTTTTACTCCGGAGACAATATTTTACGTATTGCCAGTTTTCGAAGATGTTCTAAGAGCAGGCATGCTAGATCTTTCAAATAGAGTTAGGAGATCAAACTACTCTTACAAGGTCATTGGAACAAATCTTAGAATATTTCCTACGCCTACTCTAAACGAGGTGCCAAACAAGCTGTGGGTGAGAGTCAGATATTTTTCAAACCCACTTAGTCCAGACTACGGTGATGAGACCATAAGCGGTGTCTCTAATCTTTCAAACATTCCATTTGGAAATGTTAATTACACAAGAGTCAATAGCATAGGTCGACAGTGGATTAGGCAATATACACTTGCTCTGTGCATGGAGCAGCTTGGAATGATTAGAAATAAGTTTGGAAATATTCCGATTCCAGGGGGCACTGTTACACTCAACGGGGCTGACCTAGTCTCGAAAGGAAGAGAGGATAAGACAGGACTTATCACCAAGCTTAGAGAGATGCTTGATACTCTGACCTATGATAAGCTGATTGAGACTGCAGCGACTCGTGCAGAAAATATAACAAAGCAGCTTTCAAAGATTCCAGTTCCTAACGGAAAAGTTATTTTTATGGGATAATGCACGATGGCAAGGCTCTTCATAACTCCTAGAGAAATAAATTTTATCAACGATCTTGCCAAGGAGATAGTCAAAGACGTCGTTGGTCAGAAAATCTACTACTTCGCTATCAATGAGATCAAATCTCGAGCTCATGATGTTTATGAGGAGTCTCCTGACAAAATTTTCGAGACACCGATTGAACTTGAATGCATGGTGAAATACTCGCCACAAGAAATTATCACAAACAAGTTCGGGTCAGAAGAGTACTATACCATTGAATGCTACATTCAAGTTAGAGATCTCATTGACAAGGGAATTGATCTTGTTGAAGGTGACTTCTTCTCTTACGGAAACACATTTTTTGAGATAGTGAAAGCGCCTAGAACAGACACAATTTTTGGGCAAATTGAGCACAAGAGCTTCATTACTATCACGGGCAAGCAGTCAAGAAAGGGACAGTTCCTTTCGAAAGTCTTCGGTCCTACATCCGAGAGATACTCCGATTCAGATGCCGTTCAGGATACATTTGTTCAGCAGCGCGGATTTGAGAAGAACAATCTTGGGAAGACAGGAGATGTTAGGGCACTCCAGCAAAATGAAGTGCTTGATGCTCCCATAACTGGTCCTGCTGAGGTATCTCCTAGCGGAGATCCAGACAGCGTTGGATCTTCCTTCTATGATGAGTCATAGGCATGTCTAAAAAAGAGCAAATAAAAAAAAGCTACGAAGGATTCAACGTTCCTGATAAGTTCTCTTTTCCATCTTGCGGCATAGAGGACGTCGATCGTGCGCTTTTTGAGCTTTTCGATAAGCGACTTGCATTTGAAGTCAAAGTAAACGAGCAGACAACAAAGGTTCCTGTCGTTTTTGCTGCTGGTGAAAGATTTGCACTTACAAGAAGACAAAAGCCGATTAGGGATAAGAACAATGCACTTATTCTTCCTCTAATAGCCATAAAGCGTTCAAACATCGGGTTTAAGACTGATGCTGAGGCGGGAGGTGTACCAATTTCTTTTAGGCAAAATACCGATTATGTTATTAGAAAGCGATTAGACGCCTCTGACAGAGAATATCAGAATATTATTAATAAGCTTTCAATAAAAAATCAGGATAATGTCACATCGAGAGGACATTTTCTAAATAACGACGTTTCACCTGGATCCGGTGCGACACCCGGAACGAAAACATCCAGAAGAAACGGGGCTGGGATTGCTTTTGGCGGAGGTCGGCTAAATTTTCCGCTGGCGAATGACATGGGAAAGAATGTTATAGAGGTGATAACAATCCCTTATCCCATCTTTATTCAGCTAAGCTATGATGTAACATTTTGGACTCAATACATGTCTCAAATGAATCAGCTTCTTGAGACAATGCTATCAAAGACCGACGGACAAGGCCGTGAATTTCAGCTTGTTTCTAGCAAGGGGTTCAAGTTTACAGCATTTTTAATGGGAACCATGACATCGGGTGATAATTTTGAAAACTTTACCGGAACTGAAAGGGTTATAAAGTATAACTTTTCAATTAGGGTTCCAGCTTACATTCTTGCTCCTGCGCACCCAGGAATAAGCACACCGTTCAGGGTGTTTCATGCTGCACCTGAAATTGCGTTCGAAGACTACACGACTAGGAGCCAGATTGCTGAACCTCCACAAGTCCTAAATGCCAGTGAGCGGGTGAATGCATTCATCCTGAGTGACGTTGAGGCACTTGACGAGGATGGACATCCCATTCAAGATAGAACAAAATCAAAATTTAAGACTGTGGTGGAAAATGAAGAATCTCGCCAATATGAATCCCTGGTTGAGAGAGAGCCGAGATCGGGAGAAAAAATATCTACAGATAGGATTATAACCAAGATCGAAGAGACGCTAGACTAGTCATTTCATCGCTAGGCTGAATATGTATTTGTTAAGAAAGAACCCGGAGCAAAAATGGCGGAAGTGACCTATAAATTCCCAGGATTTTTTGAGACTGAGATTGATCTGAGTGGGCCTGCGCCGGGAGTCATAGGTACGCCAGCCGGTTTAATTGGAACATCTCCCATGGGACCAGCCTTTATTCCAACAACTGTAACTTCTTTATCAGAGTTTGTTGGCACGTTTGGTGATGCTGGAAATGATAGATCAGCTGCTTACTACGCAGCGCAAGAGTACTTCAAGAGTGGAAATGCTTTAACATTCATTAGGGTCCTTGGTGCCGGAGGTAATTCCGAAATTGCTGATGTCTTAAGCACACAGACCAAGGGAACAACGGTCGGATCAGGATTTGTAATTTCTGGCTCAAGAGTTTCATCCGAAGACACAAGGGGCATGGGATTTGTGCAGTTCATTGCTGCCAATCATGTTCTTGAAACGGGAGACATTGACGCGTCTTATCCTATTTTTACGCAAAATGATTCATTCCCAGCTGCATCATCACAATCAGCGAATCTTATTCGAGGCGTTGTTCTGCTTGCATCTGGAACTCGCGTGCAGATTCTTTCTGAAAATGAGTCATACACACCTGGCAATGCAGCTGATGATGTTGCAACAGCTGGCTCTAGCACCAGGGAATTTAAGCTCGTCATCTCTAGCTCATCTTCCGGATATGGATCAGCGGACGGATACAGTGCAGTCCGTGTATACACAGCATCTCTCGACCCAGACAGCGACAGATACATCTCAAAGATACTGAATACATCACCAAGCCTATTTCAGACGCAAGAGCACCTTCTCTACGCTCACTATCCGGTTGATTCAGCAATTGCAAGCGTCAATACGGCGGCTGGATCAGTTGGAATCCTTAGCGGCTCTGCGTCAGCTTCTAATACAGCTGGTGATTCTTCGCTTCCATTTGTTAGAACATTTGGTCGATTTGACGCCAGGTTCCAGTCCGCAAGAACTACAGCCTTTATTAGCCAGCCATTTGTTGACAAGGAATATGAGCTCTTCCACTTTGAGACAATCGGAAGCGGAAACGATACTAGCACAAAATTTAAGATTTCAATTACAAATCTTAGGAAGTCTGATGATCCTGCGAATCCCTATGGAACATTTACTGTCCTTGTTAGGGATTTCTATGACTCTGATTTTGATGTAAAGATTCTTGAGCAATTTCCGCTCTGCGATCTAGATCCCGAAAGTGATCGATACATCGCCAAGGTCATCGGAGATAAGAAGATCTATTTCAACTTTGATGCTGCGATTGAGAGCGAAAGAAGATTTATTTCTTCTGGAAAATATCCGAACGTTTCTAAGTACGTTAGAGTTGTGATGAACAGCCTTGTCGACTCTAAGAACATTCCTGAGACATCTCTTCCGTTCGGATACGCTGGCCTTCCGGTTCTCAAGACCAATGACTCACTAACAGACTCTGGGCCTGCAGCAAGCACGAGAAGAATGATCCTTAAGGCATCAAATCAGGCTCTCACCGGATCCATTGTCCCGCCTGTTCCTATGAGATTTAAAGTTACACTTGGCGAGACCAAGACTTCTCCTGGATTTTTTGGGGAGGCTGGATACGCAGAGAGGGTGGATGCAAGGCTCTACTGGGGCATAAAGCAGGACAGGGTTATTAGCGATCTCGATCCTAACGGAGGTGGCTATCTTAATGAGTACTTTGATAGCATTGTCAAATTCTCAGGAATTCAGAAGCTTGATGCTCTAGTGACCGGATCAGGAGCAAATCAATTTGGTTCAAACAAGTTTACGCTTGCGAAAGTTGCATTCTACAACGGCAGCGTGTCTGACCTCACGGGCACTGTAGACCAGCACATGATAAATGCCTTCTATGGAAGGAATCTCGTACCGGCAGCTCCCGACTACACGCTTACATTTACGGGTGAGTCTTCGAGAATAACATTTGCAACTCTCTGCTCACTCACATCATCCAGCCAGTTTAACAGATTTAGCGAGTTCACAAAGTTCACAAATCTCATGTATGGTGGCTGGGATGGATCAAACATCCTGGATGCAGATATGTCCGCATTCAACGACAAGGGTTCTTCTCAAGAGTCAGGTGGCAAGGCCACCTCTTCACCTAACATTGGACTGAGCGTTTCTGCTACATCAAACATATTTGGATCAAATGCTGAAAACTCTGTCATAAACGCCTACAGGGGTGCAATTAGCATCATCACAGATCCTCTAATTTCTAGAGTGAACACAATCACAATTCCAGGAATTAGAGATTCAAATATCACAAATTACGCACTTGCTAAAGCAGCTAGCTTTGCCAGGGCTTTTTACATCATGGATATTCCTACTTACGACGACACTGGTACAAGGATATTTGATGCTACTGTCCAGCCTGATGTAAGCTACACAATTCAGGTGTTCTCAGGAAGAGGAATTGACAACCGATATGCAGCTGCATATTTCCCAGACGTTAGCCTGATAGATTCAACATCGGGCCGACGTGTTAGAGTTCCGGCGTCTGTTGCAGCGCTCGGCGCAATCGCGCAGAATGATAAGCTTGCATTTCCTTGGTACGCACCGGCCGGATTTAATCGAGCGGCTCTATCAGCTGTTACAAGCCTCGCTACAAGGCTGACAAGCACTGATCGTGATAATCTCTACGATTCTCGAATTAATCCAATTACTTCTTTCCCAGGCGCAGGTTTCGTAATATTTGGACAGAAGACTCTCCAGATATCGAGATCCGCGCTTGATAGAGTCAATGTCGTTAGAATGCTCATTGAGCTTGCGCAGAGAGTTTCTAAGATTGGTCTCCAGTATGTCTTTGAGCAGAATACAGCATCAACTCGAGCGAGGTTTGTGAGCCAGCTCACACCAGAGCTAACACTTGTTCAAAGCCAGAGCGGAATTGACTCCTTCTCAATTGTGATGGATGAGACAAATAATCCAGCCTCTGAGATTGAGCAGAACAGACTTAATGGCAGAATCTTAATTGTTCCAACCAGGGCAGTTGAATACATTGCTATTGATTTCATTATCACGAATGCAGGCGTCGAGTTCGTATGAGAATAGTTACGCTTAGGAGCAAATAAATGGGCAGCGCCAACGTAACAGTTAACATCATTGACCAGTCGCAGCCGGCACAGGCTGTCGCGACTGGAATTCCAGCAGGTATAATTGGAACTGCTGAGACAGGTCCAGCATTTGTCCCTGTTACATTCACAACCTACAGAAGCTGGAAGACGCTCTTTGGTGAGAGCGGTGATAGATTTGGTCCAATTGCAGTTAGTCAGTGGCTAGAGAGCGCAAGCCAGGCAACTTATCTGAGAGTCCTTGGTATTGGTGATGGAAAAAAGAGAAGCGCCTCAACGGGTCAGGTTACAAATGCTGGATTTGTTGTTGGGAATCAGCTAGTTCAAGAATCGGGTGTGGTTGCAAAAAATCCGTACGCAAATTTGGGAGGCAATCTTGGAAGGACTCATTTCCTAGGCGCCTTTATGTCAGAGTCTGCCGGATCAACGATATTCAGCGAAGCTGGTCGTCAATTTACCACTTCATCATACCCGATAATCAGGGGAATCATAATGACACCGTCGGGTGTCTCCTTGACTCTGTCTGGTAACTACAACGTCACAAATTCTCCATCTACTCTCTCATCAGCTCCAAACGGTGGTATCACCGGATCGATGTCCATCACTGGATCTCTCTTCGTGATGCTGCTTAACGGACATATTAGCACGACAGCATATCCGAATACCATCACGGCATCTCTTGAGATTGGTGATAATCACATCTCAAATAAGCTCAATACAGACCCTACTCTTATAGAAGCGGCGGGACACTACCTCTACACATACTATGATATTCCCGCGTCGCTTGCAGTCTTTACAGGTTCTGGTGTCTTTATCTCGCCTGGAACGTACTCGAACACGCAGCTGCACGATGTCGTCTTCGTCACAACAAGTTCTATAACAAGAAATACATCAAACTCTACAGTTCCAAACTTTGAAAACTTTAGCGAGAGATATGCAACGCCTCACACGCCAAGCATAATTTCTCAGAATTTTGGAGGAACAAAGTATCCACTCTTCAAGGTCTATTCATTGTCAGATGGTAGTAGTGCAAATTCAAAATACAAGATACTTGTCCAGAACATTACTCCTTCGAAAGATCCTGACTATGAGTATGGAAAGTTTGATCTTGCAGTGCTAACATACGACACAGATGTCGTACTTCAGAGATTTACAGGAATGACCCTTGATCCTGCTGCTTCCAATTACATTGCAAGGGTTATTGGCGATCAGAATGCTTACTTTGACTTTGATAGGTCAGCAAGTTCGCAGAAGATAGCCATGGTGGGAGATTATCCAATCCTCAACAATTACATTAGAGTTGAGATGTCTAACGATGTCATCCTTGGAAATGTTCCGGCAGAAGCGCTTCCTTTTGGCTTCAGGGGTTATGGCTATCTCATTACGTCTGGAAGCATTCTTACGAACGTCTCAGATGCAGGAACAATGATCTCAGATCGAATCTTTAGCATAGAGAATGCTGTTATTCCACCTGTTCCTGCCAGGAAGAACATCAATGTTGGCGGCATTCCATCGACCGAGATTGCGTGGGGAACTCAACTTGAGCTACAGAGCCTATCTGATTACAACTACTCAGAAGCCTACAACAATTCAATAGAGAGCTTCACAGGGTTCTTCCCGTCGTTTGCACCAAGCGATGCGAACTTCTTTGCTGAGGATGATTCAAACGCTGATGCATTCAACAACAATCTGTTCTCGATCGAAAAAATCCAGGTTGTTACTGGAGCCAATACCTACGCAGATCCCTCGATGTGGATCTCTGCTTCCTACATCAGGCAGGGTAGCATTGTCGCAAGCGATGCAAACAAGACGCGTGCTCTGAGTGCTAATGATCTTGGAAACGTTACATCAAGAACTTCTCAATACATCTCTTTTGAGGTGATTATGCAGGGCGGTTTTGATGGTGTCAACATCTTCGATAAGGAAAAATCTAACCTCACAAATCTCGCTATCAAGCGTGAGATCGATGATTCTGAAAATCAAGGCGGCGCAACAAGCGGACCAACAGTTGTTGCGTACAAGAAGGCTGTTGATATCATGGGAAGCAAGACCGATACAGATATTCAGGCGCTTGCCATTCCGGGCATTAGACACTCCTCTGTTACCAACTACACGATCACTGCAATTGAGAGTAGATTCGATGCCATGTACGTCATGGATATTGAGGAGAGAGATGCCTTTAATGCCGTGATCACCGGATCTAGTTCAACAGTAGATGTTTCCTATACAGTCGATTCATTCTCTGGCAGAAATCTAAACACTTCTTTTGCAGCTGCTTACTTCCCAGATGTCACAATCACAAGCCCAGATACAGGAGACCTCATCTCAGTTCCGCCCAGCATTGTTGCACTTGGTGCTCTTGCAACAAATGATAAGATAGGATCCTATTGGAATGCACCTGCAGGATTCACACGTGCAAGCCTCTCAAATGTGGTTGATTCTTCTCTCACTCTCAAACAGGATGATCTTGACACGCTCTACGATGCATCGATAAATCCAATTGTTGCATTCCCAGGAACCGGGTTCGTCGTCTGGGGGCAGAAGACGCTGTTACAAGCAGCTTCTGCACTTGATCGAATCAACGTGAGAAGGCTGCTTATTTTCCTTCGACGCCAGGTTAGACAGGTTGCAAATAGCCTCCTGTTCGAGCCAAATACACAGTCGACGCTTGACAAGTTCAACGCACTTGTCAATCCGATCCTCCAGCGAATCCAATCGGGCGGAGGTGTTGATCGATATAAGGTGCAGATTGATACTTCAACAACAACGCAGGCAGACATTGAGAATAACACAATTCGAGGAAAGATCTTTCTGCAACCAACGAGGACAGCAGAGTTCATCTCTATCGACTTCGTTGTGACAGGACGTAGTGCGACGGTGTAGCAAAATTGTGCTTTGCACGATTAATTTTCACTAATCAGATAAGTAAGGATATCAGGAGCAACAAATGGCAACATCGGCAGAGACGCTTTCTGTCACAGATATGCTTCCCAATAAGTTTGAGCCTAAAAGGAAGCATCGCTGGATATTTGCAATTGAGGGAATTGACGCCTTCTTGATCAAGACAGCTGCACGTCCCAACTTCACAATGAATAGTCATAGGATCCCATGGATAAACACACAGCGCTACATCTCCAAGAAGCTTGAGTTCAACACGCTGTCTGTTAACATTCACGATCCCATTGCTCCTTCTGGCGCGCAACAGGTCATGGAGTGGATCCGCACTCATCACGAGTCGGTGTCAGGTCGTTCTGGCTATGCTGACTTCTACAAGCGCGATATTCAGCTTAAGATGCTTGATCCCATCGGCACGGTTGTCGAGCTTTGGGACATTAAGGGTGCTTTCCTTGAGGCGGCAAACTTTCAGACGCTTGACTATAACACTGACGACGTGATTGACATTGCTCTGACAATTAGATTTGATCAGTGTGTCCTGCAGTACTAAAATTTTAAATTTTACTTGAACGACCACGTCACAATAATGAGATTGACGTGGTCGTTTTATTTTTAGAAACCACAAAGTGAAAAATGCCAAAAAAGTCAGATGTTCCACAGCAATTATCTCCGAATGATATGATGAATCAAATTCCCAGAAGCTCACCCGTTCAGGATGTCTTCGGGTGGACAGTTCCGGTCGAGCAGATACCTCTTCCGTCTAATGGAGTGATCTACCCGTCGGGAAGCCCGCTGCACAAGAGAGAGACAGTGCAGATCAAGGCAATGACAGCGCAAGAAGAGGACATCCTCATGTCAAGAGCCCTGATAAAAGAGGGAACAGTTCTCCAGCACCTCATCAAGAGCTGCCTGGTTGATAAGTCAATTGACCCAGGAGAGCTGCTATCTGGAGATAGAAATGCCATCATGGTCTCCATTAGGATCACGGGATATGGATCTGAATATAAGGCCTCAGTCACCTGTCCAGCCTGTTCTCGAACAGACGTAGGTGTTTTTGATCTTTCCTCAATCGAGATCAAGCGTCTCGGCGCAAACCCGGATGCTCCAGGTGCCAATGAGTTTTCTTTTTCATTGCCCGTCTCAAAGAAGCGTGTTACATTTAAGCTGCTGACTGTGAAGGACGAGGAGGAGACTGCGCAGATGAGGGAACGGATGCAGCGGCTCTTCCCGGATGCAAAGGTTGAGGGCGTTGTAACTCGTCAGCTTGAAAATCAGATCACAAGCATAGATGGGAGAAGAGAGCGGTCAGACATCAGCGCTTTCATCAAGGCGATGCCCGCTTTTGACAGCCGATCTTTAAGAAGCTATATGACCAGCATCGAGCCGGGCCTTAAGATGCAAGTTGATTTTTCCTGCAAGAGCTGTGGCGAGGAGTCAAAGGTGGCTTTGCCGCTGGGTGCTGCATTTTTTTGGCCTCAAACCTGAGAACCGCGAAGAAATCCTGGAGCAGGCTTTCTTCCTAATAAAACACCTCAATATGAGCTATGAGACTGTGAGAAATCTACCCGTCTCATATCGTAATTGGTTCATTAATAGAATATTGAAAGATTACAAGACAAAAGATAAGGATCAATACGGTTTAGATTCAGATACTCCTGTAAGCTCTCTTAGCAAGAAATAGTTAATCATCATGGCCAGCCCTGGAATAGGTGATATTGAACCAACTGAAAATGCTGATTATTATCTTACTCAAGCTGATATACCTGTCAAAATAACTCCGCGTATTAACTCGATTCCAGGCAGTGATGTTGATGTCCTTATTCAAGATGCAAAGAGGATAAGTAAATCAGCGCAAGCAGTCTTCGATGATCTCGACTTAA